ACTGTTTTCGTCATTCGTAGAAGTTACAGAGGTTTCTAAGCAAGCGACAGCTTCGCTGGCGATTGCTCTAGCCCAATTAAACAGAAAGGCACCTTATGCAACCTTTAGACATTTATCACTGGGCAGGCTTCCTAATTGTCGTTTTGCCAGCAATGATCCTGTGCCGATAATGAACCGTTTATTTACATTACTGCTTCTTTTTTTGGTTTACTTAGGCAATGCTCATGCTGAAAACCGTTGGGCTTATTACACGCTTAACACAGCCAATGATAAAAAGCCTACTGGATTAGAATCCTGCCAAGCTGAGCTTAAAAAGCAGAATGACTCTTATGGCGCCCCGCCAAGATTTACCTTTGTTAAGTACACAGAGGCGCCTTTAAGTACAACAACTTCAGGCAATAGTACACCTGCTAGCGCAAGCCCTTATAACGGCACAGGCTACGGCTGTTATTACACTGCCTTTGGCAATCAAGGCATTTTTACAGTCGCATATAGTCGCAGTAACGATTGTGTAAGCCCCAATGTTTTCAATTCAACCACAGGACAATGTGGCCCTCCACAACCTCCACCATGTACCGCAGGCGATGCAGGTTTCTCAGGTATTCCACAACCTTCTGGATCTAGTGCCTCAACGCTTTCGCCTTCATCAATTAACCAATTCGGCTGTAAGAATGGCTGTCTAACTAAATTAGACCCAAGCCGTGGTAGTTGGTACGGCGGCTCAGATGGCTCAAGTTACAACGTTTATGGTTACAGTAATTACACTGGTGCTACTTGTACAGGTTCCTCTTCTTTGCCAGTTCCTTCAACTGCTCCACCAGCTCCCAACATTAAAGACTGTGCAGATGCAGGCAAAAGTTACGGCACTGTAAACGGAGTAACGGTATGCGCTTCTGCTGGTTCAACTGGTTCCGCCCCTGTTATTCAAAACAAAACAGGTTCCTCAACAACCACGACACCAGCGCCAACATCAGAAAACCCTAACCCTACCCCAGTTACAATAAAAGAGCCCGATTCTACTGTTATTATTGTCCCACCTACTGCCACATCAGACGGCACTGTTAAAACTGGACAAACTAATGCTGACGGTTCTCAAACCTCAACCACCGAATCAAAAGATAGCTTTTGTAGTAAGAACCCAACGAACGAACAATGCCAAGCTAAATCTCTATGCGAAAAAACCCCAGATGCGCCTAGCTGTAAAGACATCTGCGAGAAAAAACCCGATTTACTGATTTGTAAACAAACTGACATTGACCAGCTTTGCGCTGATAAGCCTGACCGCTGGGAATGTAAAAAGGCTGAGGACTTAATCGGTAAAGCTACAGATTTACCCGATGAGGAAATAGGCAAAAAGACCGTTAACGTTGGCGAAAATTTCAACTTTAACCCCGTCAATATTCAATCAGACGCTTCATGCCCTGCACCATTAACGACCGCTATTGCTGGCGCTACTGTGACTGTCTCTTTCGACTGGCTTTGTGCTTATGCCTCAGCGTTTAGACCCTTAGTCATGGCGCTGGCCTTTTTCTTTGCTTACGGCATTATCGCCGCCGCTATTCGTGCGGATGCTCAACCATATCAAAGGGGACTTTTCTAAATGTTACAGGCTATGTTTCTGGCGCTTGCCGCCCCACTTGTTAAGCGAGTACTTATCGCACTCGGCATTGGAATTATTACTTACACCGCTTCCACAACTGTTTTAAGTCTGGTTAGCGCATCCCTTCAAAATTCATTTGGTGCCATGCCTGCCGTTGTGCTCCAGATGGCTAGCCTATACGGCTTACCTGATTTTGTCGGCATTATCCTAGGTGCGTATTCAACCAGCCTTACCCTATCCACTGTTAAAAAGTTTGGTCTACTATGATTACGATGATTACTGGCATTCCTGGCATGGGTAAAACATCATTACTCGTTCAGATGTTACTTAAAGAGCTTAATCAAGGTTTTAACACACGCCCGATTTTTGTGATGGGTATACCTGATTTAAAAATTGAACACCTTAAATGTCCACCCATTAAAGAGTGGACAGAGAAACGTCCAGACCCAGACGACCCTGAGCTAATGCTCGACTATTACCTGTTCCCACCTAAATCAATTTTGATTGTAGACGAGTGCCAACGTGTATTTGGTGCTCGCTCTAGCGGTTCAAAAGTACCGCCCATTGTTGCCGCCTTAAGTACGCACCGCCACACTGGCATTGATATCATCGTCTTGACGCAAAAGCCTTTACTCGTTGATAGCTTCCTGCGTGAGATGGTACAGCGCCACATCCATATTAAACCGACAATTATGGGGCGCTATCTTTATGAGTGGCCAGAGTTTAACGATGTGAACAACAAGGCTAATTTATCAGAAGCCGCCAAGCGTAAATTCAGCCCGCCTAAAGAAGCCTTTCAGTATTACAAATCAGCAGAAGTGCACACTAAAATGCCTAAGCGCTTTCATCAGGTTTACATTTTATTGGCTTTATTGTTCCTAGCGATAGGCTTCTTTGGTTACAAACTTTACAACGGACTTTATAAAAAAGTCACTGGTCAAACCCATGCGGAGATAGTGCAAAATGAAAAAACAGACGCGGAAAAATACCCTATTAAAAAAACAACATCCAACGAAGTCAAAGCGGATTCCCTTCATGATGCCCCTATCAGCTCTCCAACAACTCCCCCCGATATTGCTCACCCCTATCGAGGATTCGAGTTTAATATCAAAGCTGTTATCAAGTCCGCAAGGCTCAACAAAACTTACTTTAATCTCACTAATGGCTCTAAAACGGTTTTCACGGATTCTGAAGAGCTTACAAAACTAGGTTACTCAATTAATCAGCCTAATGATTGTGCCGCCTTCTTACTCTTCAACGGTGCTCAAATTGTCGCAACTTGTAACACTGTAGGCGATTCCAACGCTCGGCAGAGCGGTGAATTCGCCTACAGCTCTACACTTAAAACCAAAACCACGGAGCTGGTCGAACCCCATTACACCCCTCGCCCACTTATTGATGGCTCTGACTTTTCACCATCTCCAAATGGGGCTTAATTGATATCAATATCGCGCCAGGATCTCGCAACCGGTACTAAATTATGATATCAATATTGCGCCCGGTAATTGTGCTGCAGCTCATAAAATGATATCATTTTATTTAACGATCGACCTGGACCTGGTCGAATTATGATATCAATAGGGGGTAAAATTATGCCGAGTTTGCTACTTCGCTACGAAGATGAAATAGAAACTAAAATCGCATCACTTCAAAAGCTATTCACTATCACTACAAAAAATAAGACCATCTTAGAGGCTTTAGATAACTACGAAGAGCTTTATAGACAGTATGTTCAACAACAAGACGAAATCTCACAATTGAAAGCACAGCTCAATGATTTTAAGTCAGTGCTCTTGTCCTACAAAAACGCAAAAACTGACCTTGAGGATTTGATAAATGATTTTAAAGGGGATTATTAAGGGGCTAGCCCCTTGATGTAGACTGACGACCTTACTTGTTCTCAAGTCTTTTTTCGCGTTACCCGATATTTGCACCTCTCTAACCTCACTTCGCGCCCTGCAGACAAAAAAAAGCGCCCCACCGTATGGGACGCTTTTTCTGTGAGTACCGCTACAAGCTAGGAAACATAAGCGGTCATTATACGAAATAACTAGCTAGCGCTTAAAGCGCGCTCTTCGGTTGAAGAATTCCAACAGACGGCTATCATCAATCCTACCGCCACCGCCATTTTGCAGGAGGACATAAAAGATTTGAAGAACTCGCGTTTCTTCGGGTTCTTTTCTGTTTCTGACGCGATATCCGCCATTATTATTGACGGGTCGATACCTAGACATTCGCCAATCTTAAAACACGCATATACGCTCGGCAAACGCTCCCCACGGGCGTAAAAATTCATGTCGCTCTGACTGATTTCTAAATGTAAGGCTAATTTGTAATCTGTATCCAGATTTAGCTTCTTTTTACATGCTTGTACATATTCTTTTCCGTTCATGGCTGGCACTCGCTTTCTAGTTGATACGGTCAACATTCTTTCAAGTTTTCGATTGTACACCTGAATAAAAAGTTCTTGACAGTATTCTCACTTTGAGAATATCGTTTGCATATTCTCATTTTGAGACTAAATAAATTTTAAGGACGAATAGATCATGTTGAAAATCGAAGTCAAAACCACCGAAGTGAACGAACGTTCAGGCACCAAGAATAACCGCGACTGGAAAATCCGCACCCAAGAGGCTTATGCCCACATCATCAACCCGAACGGCACCGCCTCGCCTTACCCTGAAAAAATCTTTCTGAGCCTGCAAAACGGAAATGGCTCACGCCCTGACCAGTCACCCTACGATATTGGCACCTACTACCTGCACCCTTCCAGTTGCTATGTCGGTGATTTCAACGCCTTGCGTCTGGGCAATATCAACCTCATGACCGAAGCGCAATTTCGCGCCCAAATCACGGCCATGTTCAACCCACAAAAACAGGCGGCCTAAAAACGCAAAAACGGTGTGGGTGTGTTGTAACACCCACACTTCTTATACCACGGTATAAAAACCCCACTTTTTAAGACGATAAAAATGATTGATTGGATGACCTTAAGAATCAAACTTTCGACCTTCTTGAAGGGTGAGGAACTTATGGAAAAATTCACGGATTTTTTAGGCACGCAATGCACTTACAACAGTAAAGGCGAATTGATACGCGAGAAGTTTGTTTTCGATATTGAAAAACTCCGCAGTGATGAAATTGGTTTGTTCTGGCAAGTCCAGCATAACGGCAAAGACCATTATCTACTGATTGCTGGCTCCCCTGCCTCGGTCGAGCTTGGTAATAATATTTTTGGCTCCAATGATGTGATGCACTGCGCTAACGTGCTACACAAACAAGCGCAACTAGGTTTGTCCATGATTCTGCCGCCAGTGCATACATGGCAATGTATGCGCCTAGATTTCAATTACAACTATTTGCTCGATTCCAATGCTCAAGTGAAACAAGCCTTACGCGAACTTAAAAACGGTCACGGTTCACGCCAAAAAATGACAGGCGGTCACGGTGACACCCTCGTGATTGGTGCCAGTTCTAACATGATTTCTGGAATCATCTATGACAAAGGCACACAGGTAAAACAGCTAGTGCAAAAGCTGTTTAAGCAAGGTAAGCCTATCCCTTATGAAACTTGGGAGATTGACATCATCAGCCGCTTACTTCGATTTGAACTGCGCCTAAAACGCCAATGGTTCGAAAAGTTATCGCATAAAAAGAATTACCAGCACTTTTTACACAATGATTTAAACGTGAAGCAATCACTAAAAAATTACCGCGACTATTACGAAAACACACAGCCTTGGACTGAACTCACAGAGCAAGATTTGATAGATAAACATTACACATACTTTAAGCCATTCACAGGTGGGATTGGGGTCACTGATATGAGCACATTATTAGACAATTTAAAACAACTAGGTTTATCCGAAGGCCGCGCTAAGTCTGCTTATCAGACTTGGGCATTAATCAAGGTTATGGGCTATGAACAAGCGAAAGCTTCTTTAAATCCTAATACTTTCAATGTACATCGCTCACAGCTTTTACGCGCTGGCCTCACTGAAACCGATCTACAAAACTCTGCATCTGACAATGCAGACGGCAAAGTTTCCTTTTTCAAACGTAAAACGATTGAGCTTGAAACACCAGTGACTAGCTGGTCCCAAGTCTTAAGATTGGTCGCTTAGTCATGTGTTTTCTAACCCTAACCGACTGGTTTATTAACGGTCAACAACTAACTTACATCCAAGTGCGCTTATTCCTACTTGGACAATTGAATTTGTCTACTTTGGACAATCCGCCCCCTACGGTTTAGGGTATTTTGAAAGGCATTATCATGTTTAAAAAAATCTTAGGTTATGTTTTAGCCCCTCTAGCTGTCATGCTAGGTTTCGTTTCTTCTGCTTTTGCCGCTTTACCTGCAGGCGTGACTGCCGCAATTACAGAAGCAACTGACGACGGTGTTACTCTTGGCGGCTTAATGCTGGCTCTTGCTGTTGCTGTTGGCGTGATCTTCTGGTTGAAACGTAAGGTTTAACTAGCATGGCTGGATGGTTTCATAATGGCATTTGTTATGCTGAACAAGCGCAAGCGATAGATGCACATTTTCAGGCTATCCAGCCCTCTATTATCCAGACAATCAACGACACGCAAATAACACGCTATGTCAAACAATCCACGGGTGAATGGCAACTAATCAAACAAACTATTAGCCCCACTGGTTCAGTCACCAATAATTATGCTTTAACAGAATCACAACCTACACAACTTCAATGTGATTCACCAGACGACCACACCACCCAATTTTTAGACGGTATGCAACTAGGCTGGGGCGTAGCTCTCGCCATGATT